GCCTACTCTGTAGCTAGACATAATCAAAGTGTGCATAGCAGGAGTAACGATAATAACAGCTCTTTCATCTCTAGCTTCTTCTTCCATTGGTTTGAAAGAATAAGTACCATCAGCGCCTACAGCACCAGACTCAATTAATGCTTGTTTTACTTTAAGTAAGTGAGTGAAGATGTTTTGAGAATTAATGCCAGTTAAAGGTTGTGCTAAAGTACCGCCCTGTCCACCATCTGCAAATGTATGACCGTTTTCAGGAGTTGCAGAAAATGCGTACTGAGCAATTTCTTTATTTCTCAAAAATTTAAGTTTTTCACCATAAGCTGTAGCTTGACCATCTAACCAATTTTTGAATTGAGTTTGTGCTTTTTGAACATCATCAATTGCTAAACCGAAGGTAGCTGTTCTGTCGATAACCAAGTCTAAAGACTCAGGAGCTACAGTCTGGAATACTGGACATACACCAGTTGCAGTCTCATCACCTTCACCAGTTTTATTTAATTGAGAAAATGCGATTGCATTATCTGCTGGAACAATAGGTACGACAATTCTTACTCTATCGCCCATAGCATTAATTTCACCAGCATAGTTATCATTAGTAAGGTTATCAGTAACACCCATACCTTTAGTACCATAAGCTACTGCTAATTTCTTAGAAAATATAATAGGAATTGCACCATTTGCATTTGATAAAGAACCGTCAAAAGTCGAGTTCTGCCCATGTGGATTTCCGATATTTGCCATAATTATTTCTCCTTTTAAGTTTTAAAATCTAACCTAGAAAGAGCTTATCAATTTCTTTTTGATGTTGCTTGTATGTTTCAATATCCATCTTTTCTACATCAGCTAAAGTAAGTTTAGTTGTTGGAGAAGGAGTAGAAGGAGCTTGTTGAGATATTGTAGTATTGTTTAATACTTCTGCTGGCTTAACTTGAGCCTTTTCATTCTTAGCATATTGTCTACCCATTTCAAATGCTTCCTGCATAATCTGATTACCAAACTTAACTATCTGGTCGATATCTGCTCCGGTACATCCTTCTTGTAGATAGTGATTAACTATACTACCCATTACCGGTGAAGCCTTTAGAATTTCTTGGTTACGAGCAATAGCTAATTGAATATCTCTTTGTTCAATAAAATTATTGACTTCTGCTCTTTTCTGTTCTACTGAATTATTAAGACCTTCAAGTTTAAACTTTAATTCGTAAAATGCTTTAGGGTCTTTCTCTCTTAACTCTCTACCACTAGCATCAATTTTATCAGGTCTATAATCTACACCGTACTCATTACATAGTCTAATGTATTCCTGCTGTGCTTGGTTTTCTACTATAGCTAACTGTTGTTGTGCCGAGAAGACTTGGTTATCTTGGACTTGCTCCTTAATACCTAATCTATCTCTTAAATCAGTAAGCTCTTTATCTTTTACTTCGTACTCAGCCAATCGGTCTAATTTTTTCTGAATTTCATCAGAGACCTCTGGTTTGCCCTCTACGGGTTTTTTATCTTCCGTAGGAGTTACGTTACCTTCCGACTCATCAACTTGTGTTCCTGAGCCTTCTAGTGGGCTATCCTTTAATGTTTCTGTTTGGATGTTTTCTGTAACTTGGGTCTGTGTATCATTTTTTTCTTCAACTACTTGTTCGGTTGGTTGAGTCGATACTTGTTCAGTAATTTGTTCAGTTACTTGTTCATTCATAGGTTCCATAAATCAAAATCTCCTTAACTTAACTTTTGTATCGCATTTTTATATCTAGCAAAATCTGTTAGGAATATATCCAAAGCATCTTGAAATCCTAACAAATAATCTCGATTAATTTTGGTATTACTACGAGTTGCAGTTAATACATCTTGAAGTATGACGTCCTTACATTTTTTAAAACATTCTTCTTTTTGATTTAATAAAGTGTTGAAACATTCATACCTTTTAAGTTCTTCCTGTGCCTTTACTATGGCTTGTTCATCAACTTTAGTTGAGTCTCGTTTACGGGAGAACAGACTAATAGTTTCTAAATTAAACACTATTGAATACCTCCTTGATTATTCTGTTGTAACTGTTGAATATAGTTTAGTAATTGCTCATTACCAAATTGCTGAGCTATACCTCCTATATTATCTCTCATATATTGGTTAACATCATTTTTAAATTGTGGTATGTTTTGGTCTTGAACACCAAGCTGTCTAGCCATTTGAACTAACTGCTGGTTGCTATCTAACATCTCTACAATTTGTGATGTACCTTGTAAGTTTAATCTATTTAATGTCCATTTCAATAAGATAGAAGCCTGAACTGGGTCTAGTATTTGAGCTAAACTTTGGAAAGCTGGCTGACCAAATAAAGTAAATATCTTCTGCGTTTCAGCTTCTCTTTCTATTGCGGACTGACTACCTCCTATTATAAAGTTGTATTTACCACTTCTTACAGCTTCATCCACATCAGCATAAGTTCCATCTTCCATTCTTACTTGCATATCTCTAGTATCAAATACCTTTTTAAACAAAGCATATTTTCTAATCAATTCTAATAAGAAACGACTAAACTTCTGAGCTTCAAAAGCCATTCTCATTGATGCTCCAGAGTGAATGTAACTTGCTTCACTTGCTGTTCTAACCGAACCATCTTGACTACCTTGCATATACTGAGTAACACCAGTAGCATCTTGCATCTTTTGAGTTAAATAAGAATTGATATTAAATCCTTGTAAACCTCCAGAAAAATCTAATCTTTGTGGAGTTTGTTCCATTAACTCATTAGCATATTCTATAGGCATACCCGGTTTAACATCTATTGCATAAGGCATAGCTCCTTTAGGAGTTAAGAATGGTGGATTAGCTACTAATTTGTAACAAGCCATAACTAAATCCATTACCATATTTTCTACGCAATTAATTATACTAGGTATCTTTAATGGTGATTGACCTCTACCAGTATCTGGTCTTTTTAAATAAGCATGCCAGATAAATGGTGATTGAGGTTTATCAGACTCTTTAAACTGTGATAAGAACCTACCAGCAATTACTGTAGCTTCCATTCTTCTTAATGGTTCTAATGTATCAGGTAAAGTATAAGTACCTTCAAACTCTAGAACTTCTACTGTATTACCCCATACAACAGTTTGTTCATTCATTTGTTGTAAGTCAGCTTTTTGTTCAGCTTTTACTAATTCTTTTAAAGCCTTCCTGTCTTCTGGGGTTAAATCATAATTCGTATTGGATAATATTTGTTCTAGCGGAACAAAATCTCTATAAACCTTACGGCAATTTTCCCAATCATCTACTTGACTTCTATCAAAGTATAAACTATGTGGGTCTATGTATTTAACATCAGTACATTCAAAAATTGGAATATCTTCTCTTATCTTTAAGGTTTCAGTAACTTCATCCCCATTTTCATCAATATAAGAATTTGTTACTGTATTTACTTGTTGGTAAGTTTCTGTCTTCCATTGAACATAGGCTGATGTTTCACCTTTAATCGCCCAATCGTCTAAACATTTAAGTAAAGTATCTTGAAGGTCTATATTATACCAATCATAAATCAAACTAGCTTTATAGGTAGAAGCCAATTTGTTACTACTAAAATCTAAGCCATTTACATCTGTAATAGCTTCATAGCTCGGCATACAAGCTCTATATATTGCTGAGATATAAGTTTGATACTGTTGATATAAGTCTGGTATTTTTTCTATCTTATCTTCATTAGTATCTGGAAATAAACTTTTTAATATTTCTGCCGTTTCTTTACGGGATGGGTCTAAATCCTTATAGTATTTTTTAAACATACTTTTAACATCAGCACATATAGCTTTACGTCTTTCAGGATTTAAACTAACCTTTTTATTTTCTTTAAAGAAATATGATACCATTATTACTCCAATCTCTTATCATATTTACCACCAAATACATCTACTCCCATTTGAGCAGTGTTATTATAATTGAGCCAAGCTGACTCATTTTTAATTCTGTGATAATAATAAACCAAATATCCTACAGCATCTATAGGGTGAACTAAGTATTTTGATTTAGGATTTCTTTTTAATTCACCAGTACTAGGTATCTTTGGTTTACTTGTACCTTCTTTAATTTCTAGGTTTTCAAAATTATATATTAACCATTTACATTGAGGATGTATTTTAATATGATGTTTACCACTTGAGTCTTGTACCCAGTTATTAAACACAAACATTCTTTCCTCTATTGCTGGGTTTTTCTTTAATACTTCTAGTTTAATATTATTAAACCCGGCTCTATATAATTCTGTTTTTAGATAACTAAA